CGGCAAGGTTGTACAGCGATTCGTGCCACGTCTGCCAGTAGGCCCAAACGCCCGCTTCGACACCAACGCGCCAGCCGTATAGCGTATAACCCACATCAAGCGTGACAGGGATGCCCTGCACGTGACCGTGACCATTGAACGGACTGAATCGTTCACCCTGGTATCCGGTGATGCTATGCGTCTGACCGTTGTATTGATCGTCAGGCACGCCCATTACACTCGCGCGTTGCTCGCCAAGGTACGCATAGTCAGCGTGATAGCGCACATCGACCGAACCACGCTGATATAGTTCGCCCGTGATACCAGCAGTTATAACGGGGAACGTCAACTTCTCACGATTGTCAGGTGAGCCGTCCTGAATCCACGTGCCGTCACCCATATCTTTCGCGAGTCCGACGCCGACGCCTGCCTCAAACTGGAACCAGTCCTGTGCGTGAGCGCTAACAGATGCGAGCGCTACGGCTACCGCGATTGCCAACTTTTTCATTTCACACCTCACATTGGTTGATGATGGTATGAAGTATAGAACCGTTACTAACGGTTTGGCAAGTATGACCGCAAAAGAAAACGCCCCATCGGTCAGAATGGGGCGTTTGGTAGTTGCAGGGCGCTCAACCGTCAGCCTTCTATATCCGGTGCCGCCGTCGCTACGCAGAACGGTCACGGTCCAGAAAATGCAGCGCAGTTGTTACGGTACAACCACCGATGCACATTCTACAACAACGTCGCGGTTGCGCATACGGGCCGATTCGCGTCGACGGCGAAGTTTTTCGCGCCAGTCCGATCCGTCATTGACATCAGTGTGACGGATCGTTACGCCTTTGACCTTGACATACACGTGCTGATTCGGCTTGACATCACGACTGGTCAGCGGCGATATGCGAAGGTCCGAACCCGGCAGCACGTCGAGTCGTTTAACGACTTCCTTGACGATCAGATAGTGTGTCATTGGAACGAACACTTCGATTGACGGATTGGGATAGAAACATTCAACCGTCTTGCTGCAAGGCACCTTGGCGAACTTGAGCAGGCGCGAAATGTCGGTAAGGGTCATGATTGCGCCGCCTTGAATGCCACTTCGAGCGCAGCAAATACACCGACATCCTGCTTGTCGAACTTGTTGCCGCCGCGAGGGATATGCAGCGGTTCACGCAACGTGCATTGCGCTTGCGCCGCTGCGGCTTGTGATGAAAACGCGAACGCCTGCGGCCCAACGAATATGCGGTGACCGTTGACGGTGATGCGAACAGGTGTAGTCATTTAAACATTGCCCCTATGATGAAATGCGCTATCGTTCCTGCACCGACCGCGCTAATTGCGAAAGTAGCGGCCTGCGTCCATCTAACGATGCGCGGTATGGCGTTACTGACAACGCCCCAACAGGCTATGACGAATGCAATGCACACGACAGTTTCCATTAAAACTCCGATGTGGGTTAGGTCATCAGAGTATAAACCGTTACTAACGTTCATGCAAACAATGACGATTTCTTTTCCTGCGGTGCGTATAGGATCATCACAGAGTCCGCATAGTTCGGCGAGCGCGTGCCGTCTGGTGTCTTGTCGATGATCATCTGACCGGCCGTGTTGATGTCGTATGTCGGCTGTGACAGTTCTGCAACAAGCTTGGTCCGTACGTGCGGCGGTATCTGTTCGCTGATGCTGATAAGTTCGTCAGGATCAAACACCGCGCCATCCACCACCGCGCGGTGCGTCTTCTCAAAGCGCATACGCAATGACCACCATGATTGTGCTTTCAGGTTCTTGAAGAAATCTTCGTTCTTGCGCGACCCGACACCACGGTCATCGCCTTTGTAGACCAGCGCGGTAGGGTTGACGACAGCACCACTACCTTTGAACTCAGTGAACTTGCGTTGCGATCCTTTGCGGTTGTCCCGACCGTTGATCTGCGCCGCGTCGCCGCGTACACCAGCGCCAAGCCCGTCGCCGTCATACCGGCAGTTGTCATAGTCAAATTCATCACAGCGCAGGAACGCCTGTTCCGTTGTCCAGAATATTGTTTTGCCCTGACCGCTCCAGGCATCTATGTGCTGTAGCTCGATACCATGTCGACCGGCCCATGCGTTCAGGTCAAGTCCCTCATCCGCCACATCAAGCGCCGAACGACGTTCACCTTTGATCGTGATACCGAGCTTACGCGCAGCACCGATGGCAGATTGTATCCATGCGGAAGGTATGACAACACCCTGCTTGGATGCTGAATAGTCAAGGTCAATTTCTTGCGCAACGATAAGCGGGTTAAGGTTCTCTTTCTGCTTTTCATACCATGCCTCATCCTTGCGCGGATCGTCACGCCACTGGAAGGTGAATACACGATGTTCGGGCCAACTGTGACGCTTCTCTGCGAACGGGTTGTCAAAGCCATTGACCGAACTGATGTCAATCAGGCAATTCGTGTTCTGTGACAAAGCAGCGTCGCTCAGTTGGGGCCGTTCAATAAACGCCGCTTCGTCACGGCAATAAATGGATGCGCGACCGCCCCGGCCGATGTTGTCGCCTGCTTCACCCCGGATCACTGCGCCAGTTGACGGTATCGTGATAAGCATCGACTTGTCGCAGTCCCGTCCACCCATGACCCAACCGCCCCGGAACTCAACTGGCAGCAATGACAGGAACATGCGGATTTTGAAAAATAGACAGTCAGGGTCACCGGCACGATCAACAAGGATTTCCTTGCGCGACCCGAATCCGCCTGTGAACCCTTCGTTAGTAACGGCCAGTGCGGTGAACAGTGACACCATCATCCATGAAAGGCCCATATCGCGCGACTTGTCACTTACTGCAAATTCTTTGGCTTTCCAACGCTCGATGACCCATTGCAGAAACTCACGTTGACGTGGGAACAGGATCAACGGCAGCATGGCGGGGTACTGTGAGCCGACATTACGCGGGTCATACGTACATCCCCAATCTTCGATCAGGTCGATTGGATTGTGACGATAATGCGTCAGGACCGCTTTAAGCAACGCCGGATCGGCGCGTAGCTGATGGAGCTTGTCGACGCGCCATTGAAAGATGCGCGAGTAGTCGGGAGCACGGAAGTCGTGCGCGTAGGGGTAGGGCATGAAAAAGGGCCATAGTTATGAGCTATGACCCTAGTGTAACGTCGGTGACGGTTTGATCTAGCTATACAACTCGTCAATGGTATCGCGCGCTACGTTCCGGCGCAGACCATCAATTACACGAACGATAAGTACTGTTGAACCCTGCACGCTGTCGATGATCCACGAATCAAGCGTATCGCGTTCAAGAATGAGCGTATCGGGTTGGATAGGGATACGGATATCGGTCAGCATCACATTTCGCGCAAAATCGTCAACAACGTATCGCGTTCGAATTGCCACGCCGCCGACTCCGCCGCCGACCGCGCCGCCGACTCCGCCGACTCCGCCGACCGCGCCGACTCCGCCGCCGACCGCGCCGACCACGCCGACTCCGCCGCCGACCGCGCCGACCACGCCGACTCCGCCGCCGACCACGCCGACCGCGCCGACCACGCCGCCGACTCCGCCGCCGACCGCGCCGACCGCGCCGCCGACCACGCCGCCGACTCCGCCGCCGACTCCGCCGCCGACTCCGCCGCCGACTCCGCCGCCGACTCCGCCGCCGCCGCCGACCGCGCCGACCGCGCCGCCGACCGCGCTGCCGACTCCGCCATTTCTTCAGTAGTGGTGTTTGTAAGTTCCGATTGGCAATAAGCGATGACACCTTGCAACGCGTTACGAACCTGTTCTGCATAGGGTTCGCTATTGTCTTTAAGACGCTCGATCTGCACTTTATGGCGAGCAATCGCCAAGTGCCATTTAACCGGCTCCAAATCCTTGCCGATCTGAACCGCGTCTAGCAAGTCGGTACCAAACTGCGGAGCTTCTGACTTCGGAATGCCTTCAAAAATTGAGTCAGCAAGACGAGCTAGCCATTCCGGCCAGCCAAGCTCAACAGGAAAGCGCGAATGATCGTACTTGTTGAGAGTACAACCGACGAAACAACCGCGACCGTTGTCATACCCCGTACCCTGAATGACATCGTCAGCCTTGCGATGCGCTTCGAAACGGGCCTGATACTTCAGTTTTACTGCCGGATCATTGTGATAGGAAAGCATATTTTCACCTATGAAGAAAAAGTCCCGATCTGTGCAAGCGCCGGGAAACGGGGGTTAATCAGATGCCAAAGCCGTCTTGATGTACGTCATCATCGTACGAATCTGCCAACGGTTGCGATTGCAGATAGAACCATGCACCAACCGGGCAAATCGGAGCACCTTCAATTACCTGCTGTTCCGTCATTTCGTGGCCAAAGTCGCGCAGATTACCAAAATCGTCCGTTACTGCGAACATGTCGGGCAACGCTTGCTTACGATAAAAGTACAGTTGCATTTCGTCACCTACTTGTTGTGTGAAAGTGTGACAAGTATAAAACCGTTACTTTCTCACCGTCAACAACTATTTGACGAACGAGCGCAACCACGCTGATATGGCGTCGACGGTATCTTTCGGAACAACAAACGTACCGCCATCGAGCCATACGGTACGTTTGCGCGGGCGATGCTTCAGATGTCTAACCTTCATCGTCAATGTATCCAAAGATTTCGACACGCACCTTGCACATCGGGTTGCGGAGCGCAAAGTACCGTGCATGACACACGGCACTAACCTTTTTCCAACTGGCCCGACCGTTCAGTATCAGCGTACGGGTCGACCCGTCAGGTTCTGTCACACGGATGTGCCAGTCAGCATCTTCACCGATAGTCAGGTTCTGTAAATGGCTGGTATGGAGCGTCATGGTAGTTTGCTCCAATAGACCTCCGACATACGCCGGTTGTCAATTATCCGGTCGCGCATCAAGGTGTAGTCAGCAATTTGACGCAGACATATGGCACGTCCCGCACCGGATTGCATCTTGGCGTACGCAACGCGATATCCGTCAATTGCATCACCGCAAGCAATAATGAGCGTCATCAGACCATAGCGAATCATGTTCGTCCTTTGTCAGGATCGGAATCAGCATAACCAAGTTCAAACGCCGCACGGTGCACCGCCGCTTCCAGCCGGGCAATATAGTCGTCCTTGGCTTTCAGGTCGCGCCGACGCTGTGCCTCAAGTTCCTTGTATGCAACACGCACCGCGAACAGTTCATTGACCAGACGCCCAATATCGCGGCGGGCATCTTCGTATTTGACAAAATCACCATCCGCACACATGTCAAGCGCGGTCGGCGAAACGTTATACCGGATCATGGTCGCGGCGCTCCACAATAATTGACGGGTCATCCCCGCACGGCCAGTTGATATCAAGTACGCGCGGATCGACTTCGGGCGGCATCATGTGATAGCGCAGCGCGACCCAACCGACCGTCAACGACGCAATCAGCATCATTGCTACCATTACGTACAGAAATGCTGTCATTGTTTGGCTCCATATAGTCAACGGTGGCAAGTATGAACCGTAAGTAACGGTTTTACAAGCACAAACAAAACGCCCTATGCTAACCACATAGGGCGTTCCTTCCAACAATGCGAACTAGCTATACGAGCCGTCGTTCGGCGTGAGAAACCTTTTTACTGTTCGGTACTTACCGGGCCGTTCTGAGACACAGCGGGCGCATCGGTCTGTACTGCTGCCTGCGCACCTGTCGACGCCGCTGCGGCGGTCGGCGTATCCGATTTCTCGAACATCGCTTCGAAATGCGACACGCCCGCTTCGATGTTGTCTTTCAGCCAGGTTGCATCTTTTTCGAGCAACGCCAGAATGCGCGTCACCAGCGATTCATGTTCGGCCGGAACGGTGACCGATACCGTTGCAACAGCGCCAGCGGCCGGAGCGTCATCTGTGAATGAATGTTTCGTCAACAGGAGCATTGCAAGAATCGACTTCTTCATGATAGGGATATCCTTTCGAAAGGTTTGGATCGTTACTAACGTTACAGCAGAGCGGAGTGTATCACAACAGATGCCCAAACGCGTCGTCAATCTTCGCTGCGTCATCTATCACACGCGCATCGGGCCACAACCGTTGCACCATCTGGCGGACCACACGAGCGTACGAATCTTCGCCGCGCTGTTCACACCCTTGCGCTATATGCAAAAGCGTGACTTTCTCAACTGCGGTGATTGGGAACTGTTGCATGGTGTACCCCTAACGGTAACTTGACCTGTTTGCGAAGACGACGCATGTACATGTAGCGTGGAATGGTCGTCGCTGCTTCGCTGAAATCGCTAGAACGAAACAACTTGCCGTCCATTTCCTCACCCGGAAACCACGCGGCGATCCACCCATTTGCAACACTCATTGCCATCCGTAGCTTAAGTGTCTGCATTTCGCGCCTCTGCTAAAGCAAGCAGAATCTTATCGATAAGCGACTCGACCAGTTCAGGCGTCACCTTGTCATGCTCGATATCGCCTTGCGCATCCATCAGCCGGTCGATTGCTTCAAGCATGCGCGCCTGTGCGTCTTTGTCCTGTTCACAAAGCGCCAGCCTGATACCACGCCACCGTTGGGCGTCGACCGCAAGCGCGGGCAATAAAGCAGCGAGTGAACGCGTTTCGACAAGAGACAACAATACGCTCCCATTCGACTCAATCCATTCGAGCCGCGCGATAAGTTCATTTATTGTGTGAGACATGATGGGGGTGCGCTCCGTTACGACGCGGTTGCTGCGGTGAGCGCCGCTTGCGTCTTGGCGTGCGCTTCCTTCTCTGCGGTCAGTTCCGCCGTCAGTTCGTCAATCTTCGTGTTCATCAACGCAACCGTACCCGCACCTTCATTGTTCGCGGTCTGCAACGCTTCGTTCTGCTCCGTCAGTTCCGCCTGCTTTGCAATGGCCGTCTTGAGTGACTGTTGCAATGTGGTGACGTCGGCCGGTGCGGATGCTACACCAGCGAGCGCCGCGAACTCTTTGGCCTGCGAATGTGCGGTTGACGGTCCTGCGATGTTTGTAGGCTTGCCCATATCGGTCAATCTCCAGTTGTTAGACGCCATTGCGTCATGGGGTCGAAATACTTCTTGTCAAACCGTTAGTAACGGTCTACAACGGAACTGTACGGCAAATGCCGTGCCAATTCAACCGACATTTTAACAGGTGACCAAGATGAACAAGACACACATTCGCGCATATACCAAGGCGCTTGTAGAAGCAGCGATGCACAAACAGACCGCACTCGAAATAGAGCTATCAGTCGGTCTGGCCGTTATGTACGACAGTGAGCCGTCACGCAGGTTAGGGCGCGAAACACTGTTGACGATTTATAACGGTGCAGGCTGGCAGTGCAGCAAGCCCGGTACGCTCGATTGGCGCGCAGTCAACCGGCGTATTACCGCAGCTATCGCACTGTACGACACGCACATGAAGGGCGACGTTGCGGAACTGGCCCAAACGGTGAAGGCAGTAGACCTGGTGAGCGCACTGCGCCCGGCCGTTGCGGCACTCAAGGTCAAGTCAGTCAATGAAGTACTGCTAGCATGCGACAAGGTGCGCGCGCCGCGCAAGGGCGGATCGTCACACGGTGAAGGTCAGCGACTCGAAGCAGGACACTTGCATCTGACCATTCCAGCCAGTGCGACGCGTGAGGACATGCTAGCGTTGGCAACGCAACTGATGGAACTGGCGATGTCGAAGTTTGAACAGCCAGAAGTGGCGCAACCTGAGAGTCAGGAAGCATTGACAGGTGAGGCAGCATAAAAAATGGGCCGCGTGAGTGCGCGGCCCGAAGCCCCCATCATGGCATACTGCCCCGCCTATTATGCCGCATGATGGTGTTAAGCATCCTGCGCCGCCAGTTGGACCGTCCGTTGCGTAACATCCGGTCAATGACGATAGTCGCGTTACTGGCGGCATTAACTTCTTCGACATCAAGCAGACCTCGCCTGATACTGATGGTCAAATCCTCGACGTCACACACGTACGCGAACCGTATCCACGCTGTGCGCTCGATGGTCCGTTGTGGTCCGCTATGCTTCGACATATTCAATCCCATCCCGTATCACAACAGGTTCGTCGTCATCAATCAAACGTAACTTCCATTGCTCGATGCCCAATTTATCTGACCACATGAGAACAAGTTCCGGCAAGTGCCGATGGTCATAGCCCTTAAAATCCTTGCCGTCTTCGACCACCCATGCAGGGCCGCGCGATGTATAGCCATGTTGCTCAACCAGCCGAACCACACGGTTGTGATTCTCATAGTGCTCACTGATAACGATTGCGGCACGTGCGCCGGGTTCCCATTTCATATCGCCCCCTTCATCAGTTCCTGATACTGTCGTGACGCCTCAAGCGGATCAACCGATACCACTGTAACCTGTTGCGCGCCCTGTGCGTTGATGCCGACCTGATTCGTTACCTGCACTGCTGGGGCGTCCTTGGCGATGTTGAACTCTTTGGCAAGCAGCGATAGCGCGTGTGCCTGGTCGCGCTGCTTTATCTCGATGCCGTCTTTCGTCACCTTCACACCAGCGAACAGACGCTTCGCTGCGCCCCGCAATTTACGGGTGTCCTTGAATATCGTTTTCACATGACCTTCGCCCAGGCACTTAGGGCATTCCGGGTTAGGTGAACCAGTCACATCGAACCCATACCCGCCGACGTCGACCGGTAGCGGATCAAGTTCTAATGGCCCCTGCGTCATACCAATGTCACGGTTCTTTTCCCACTCGCTCTGCTTACGCGCGTTCCGGTCTATCGCCTCTGCCAGCGCAAAGCCGAACTCCGCGTCGTTTTTCCACTGATAGTGATATCCCATGCCCCAACAGTGACGGCAGCAACGAACCTGCACTTCTGACAGTTGGCTTGCATCGGCCGTTGCGATTTCAGTGATAAGGGCCAGAACACCAGCACGATCAATTGTTGCAACTGACACGGTTGCTTCGCGGGCATCTTGAACCCTCTGTTTTATCTCTGGCTTTTGCATCAACGTCCACGCGTTGTTGCTGATAGTTGATGTGAGCATGCGCCCAACGTCATATGCACGCCGATACGCTTCGGTGGCATTCCCCGTTTCGAGATATGCCAACACGAATGCATCCTGTTTTGGTGTCAATTTCATAGTTGATAAGCATTCTCAGAACACAGAACGTTCCAGAACAGGTTTGGCCTAAAGTCTATATCCATACCTAATATACCTCTAATACCACTTTAATACCACTTTTTGACTAGCTCTTTTTACACAGACTGTTCTGGTGTGTTCTGTGTTCTGGCGCATCATTTACAACAACGCCTGCAACGTCTGATAACCGAACCCTTTTGAATACGGTCGATACGTTGCAAACGCTTTTGCGGTGTTTTCTTTGCATATGACCCCCGGCAACAACCATTGAACAACATTACGAACGATCCATACGCGCTGCTTGTTGCCGTTTTCGTCATACACGGGCAATTCGACCTGATGCATACCAGCATCATCAAGCGCATGCCGCATGGAAGATGACAAACGTTTGACGCCAGAAACATCGCCATCATTCATGACGCTCAACAGGTCAGAAACGGTGATGAAATCACAAGGCCAATGGGAAGCGATCATGCTGGCAAGCTTCTGAAACTCCGACTTCGAAGCAGCAATAGCGCGGCGCTTGGCTTCAGTTACGGGCGGTCGCGCACCGGGATTGAACCGCGACAAGTCTCGAGTCCGCAACCATGCGCCAAGCGAATCGATAAACGCGGGTTGGTCAAGCAGACCATACAGATAGACATAGATGTGTTCTGCACGTGGTGCAGCAGACAGGTGAACCACATCCCATCGTCTGTCGGCATCGTCCATTGGCACGGCGTTCTTGTGATTGGAGTACAGCAACCAGCGGCACGCGTTGTGTTCAATGTACTCACGCCCGTACTTGGGTTTGATATAGCGTGTTTCCTCCGTGAGCATGTTGCGAATCTTGCCTTCCATCATGTACGCGTCTTCACGCGCACCGGCACGGATTTCATCAACGATGGCAATCACACGCCCTGCCAGCGCCCCATTGAATCCACCGTTGATGAGTGCGTCCATGTCGACGCTAGGCGCAACATATCCGCGCCAAAGACGACTGATGACCGATGCGACCCAATTACGGCCAGTACCGTAGTGGTCGGCGATATGCAACCATCCAAAATGCGGCAACACGCCGGGTTGTTGCTCGATGTGCGCCAGCCAGTCAAGGAAGCGTTCAGTTGCATCGCCAAACAGGTATTGCACCTGTTCAATGAACGGCCCGATGTCGACGCTATATGCGCCACGTTCGACAGGTCTCCACATGTTCAACGCGCTGCGTCCATTCGGGTCGGCAGTGATGATGTTGCCGCCAGCATGAAAGGTGCGCGTCTGCACCATCTTGCGCGTTGGGTGCCGCAACCATTCCCGCGTGTGCTCGATGGTGCGACCATCCGCGGTCAGGCTGTTGGACGCTGCCATGGTATTACGGAAGTCGGCAAGTGCGAAGTTCATGTAACGGTCATACACGTTGCCGACCTGTGAGCCGTCGCTGATAAATACGAACTGCTCAATCATCTGACCGATGCTCATCACTGGCGCAAGCAGAATGGTTTCTTCAGGCAGGTTCAGTGCGATGTTGGTCTGTCGCGTCAACTCGCGTAGATCGGCGTTCGGCCGTGCGCTACGCATCGCCACCATCTTGCGGCACTCATCGATCTTGAGCCGGTGCCCATGGTTGGCAAGCGTCGTCTGTACATGACCGGCCAGCAATTCACGCAACGTTGGGTCGATGCGCTGATCGAGCGCTGCCTCACTTGCAACCGCACGTACCGCATGCACATCACCGGCTGCACTGATGCGGTCATAGTATTCGTCATATGCGGCAGCAGCATCAGCAACAACGTCGGCGTTCAATGACGTCGCGCGCTGGAACATGACTTTCGTCGTCATTGCACATGCACGCTCGATATCCCATTGCATGTAAGTGCGTTGCGCGTCATGCTGCTCATACGCCTTGCCGCGCCGGAACGCCGCACGTGACATCAGCCGCTCTATACGTTCGCAATCCTTGCCGGTCCAGTAAGCAAACCGTGTAGCAAGCGCGAACGCGGCGTTACTGTGGTCGAAGGTGTCGTTGTCGGCAGGATAAGCCTGAGATAGAACGGCAACGTTTGCATTGAACAGGTCGGCATTTGAAGCAATCGCATTACTGCTAATGGCAGGCGCTTCGGGAGAAAGATGGGCAAACGCTTCGCTTGCACTACGCGGTGCCGGTGCGGACAAAAACTGACGTAACAGTTCTTCATCATCGGCGGGTCCGTTCCATTCAGGTATGGGTGCTGTTGTCCATGTGAGCGGCATCGCGCCAGCACCGGGGGTTATGGGGAATTTGTCCGTAATGAACTGGTTGAGCGTCGCGCCAAAGTCGTACACGTTGCCAACGGCACCGCGACCAGTGAGCGCAATGAAGCGGCCGGTACGGTAGCATTCGAACTTCCCACGCTTGCGGCCGGTGAATCCGTGCGGCGTTGTGCCAGCCACAAACAGATGCATACCGGTACCTGACTGTGATGCCTCAAATGCCGCACCGGGGAACCGGCTGAACGCATCGAGCGCATCGGCATCCCACGCACCATCAGTCACGCATCCATCAACGTCGATGAATACGAACGGGTCGGCGTCGGTTACAACGAACGCTACGCCCATTCCGCTTGTGCGCGCCGATGCCAGCGCAGTCTCTGCGTCGCACCAGCTTGTCGGGTCTGTGCTGCTGCCCTGATAGCCTGCGATGCTATACGGCATCTTGCGGGGCTTGCCGCCAGATGGGTCAGCCTGCAATTGCCACAACATGAACTGCCGGTACTGCGTCAGGGGCTTGAACGGGCCGTCAAGCGCGGCCCTTAATGCTGCATAGTCGTGCATGGTTTATTGCCCGGCAGAAGATTAACGAACACCCTTGACGCCATGCTTTTCAGCCAGCGCAACGATGGCGAACCGGTAGATATCAGCGGTATTGAGGCGAATACCGGTGGCCTTTTCGGTCGCTTCATGAACCTTGGAATAGTTCTGTTTGTCATCCTCATCAAGACGGACAGATACAAAGTTTGGGGGAATGATAGCGGGCATGTAGATAGCTCCAATGTGTGTAAATGTGTGGACGTCACACAAGGCAGGAGCTTAACACAAATAGAAAGGCCCGCGCGGTGCGGGCCTTATGTCAGTCCAGAAGTATCAGCCATATGCTGACGAATATTAGTGTCCACCACCAATCGCCGTACAGTGCAGCAATGATTGCGAAAAGCAGCATGAACATGTCACGGCTCCAGGATGGCAACAAGGTTAGCGATGCCATGGACGCCGGGTTGGCACGGATGTCTTATCCATGGACGCGCACCGCCGCTCACGCCCGGCACATATCCATGCAGCGCGTGCGTTAGTACAAATTCGACGTCGTGACATGCCTGCGTGGGATAGTCGAACTCTTTGGCCTGCCCGCAATAGCTACATTTATAGATGAGCTTCATTGCTCGAAGTCCTTTCGCAGCATTTCGAGCATCACATGCTCACGCTTGCGAAAGAAGTCCTCAAGTTCATTCGCATCAGTAGCCGACACAATGAATACATGTGCAAGCGCTGGGGCGTTACCGTCAGCATCTTCATTACCTGAATCGCACGCGAGCACAAAGCTAGTTGCCTTGTGGTAACGCATATGTACATTCGCCGCAGTGGTGAACATGTCGAGCATTAAATCTTTCTTTAGCATTGAAGGTTTCATTCGTCGTCACCGTTATAAGGTAGTGGGTCGGTAAGGTCATATGGCATGCGCTTCAGATGTTCCATATCACCTGCCAGCCCCTGCCATGCGACGATGCTGCCAGCGTGGAAAAGGACCGGGCCGTTGCGCCACACATCACCATCCCATGTCACCTTGACCTTGCTCCATTGACCGTTGCTGTAGCGCACGCGGTACGCCCCCACACGCCACGGCTTGTGTTCCGGGTAACCGTACTCCTGTGATAGCTTTGCCATCTGTGCACCGGGCACCGTCAGGCGGATTTCGTTCTTGCCGTTCACTTCATGCACCGCGCCACACATCGGACACCGCTGCTTTTGCGGGCCATTGGACCGGATATAAGTATGGAAAAATATCGATACTTTCATCGGTTCCTGACACGTGAGGCAATTGTAGTTTTTCATCGATACTTCTCCGCAGTGAATAGTTCCAGCAGTTTGAAAACGTCGACATCGTCCGGTTTCATTTCGCGCAGGATATCGCACGCACGTTCCAGACCGGCGCGACGGCCCATACCGAACCCGGCTTCGTACGCAGCATCAAGGCCCTTGGTGATATGGTCTGGTCGCTGTGACGGCAGAAAGTCACGCTTCGGGATAGGGGGCGATTGCTTCGTCATAGTAGGTCACGAATGCGTTGATGATGGAATGACGCAGCGCAAATGCCGTGTCGTGGTGTTCGACGTTAAACCACTTACTTGCGCCGATCTGCACGCGCACGTCAATGTTGCTAAAGATGGTGCGAACGACAAGTGGCGCGCGACTCCATTTATACGGATGTTCCTTGTCGTTCGGGTCATAACGACACAACACGAACCCATGAGTACGTGCCACACCGACCAGTTCCAGACAGTGCATGGTGATATTGTCCGGGTCGAACAGATAGCGGTCTGAGTCTTTGAACTGTACAAACAGCGCGTCGCCATCAAGATTCATCGACACAACAGCGCCGACAGCAAGTGCCGCCTTCACAGCACGTTGCATCGAGCCGTGAGATGGTAACGCACGCGTGATACGTTTAGTTTCCATTTGGCGGTTTTCCTGAAGCCAGATAATCGAGCGACACGCCAAGTGCACGCGCAACGTCGATGAATGTGAACATGTTTACGCCCTTACCGCGCTCCATGTTGTAAATCGTACCTTCGTTGACCTTGACGCGCCGGGCCAGTTCGACTTTTTCAATGCTGGCCTGCACGCGTAAGCGTCGCACACGCTGGCCGATAGATTCATTATTCATGAGGGAGCTTTGCATGTTGACCGTCATACCATGAATAGGGCGGTCGTTGATTGAACGGTGCCAGTTTCCATGCGGTGAATCCGGGTCCGTTGTGACGGCGATGACGTACGAACCATGTACCGTCATCGCGCATCGCGGCTTGCTTGCGCACCGGATTGCCCATGTTGAAAATTGGCACCGTCATGATTAGCGCGGTCGACCGCGTAACGGAACGGGTTGGCGCTCGAAGTACCGTACACGCGCCACCAGCCGCAACCGCGTGTCATGGTCGACGGTCTGGTATGCCTGTGCACGGTTGAACCGTATCAGCGCGTCCTTGACTTCAGGTAACGTCAACAGGTGTTCAATCTCTGCGTCAGTCAGGATAGGAGTCACTGTGTTTGCTCCACGGGCAGGATGCTCACGCCGCGCACACCGGCCAGATTGCGGCGCACATACTTAAGAGCACTAGCGCGGTCAGGAAAGCCAAGATACTCACCCTCCGGCGCATCGATACGAAACCTGCCGGGTTGGGCCTTCTTGACACCCATCGCACCGTGTATTCGGCGCGATTGTTCCTGACTCACGTCATCAAGTGTCTGCTGGTCCGGTTCCTGTTCGACATAAATGAATTCAAATGTGCTGATAGAAGGATGCTGGCTACCATGCAACAGATAGTCACGGTATGTATGGTCGGTCTGGAACGGATCGCGCGACGGTGCACCACATGAATACGCGATGGCATCAATCCAACGGCCTGAAGCGACAGATAGCGCCTGCATTAGTTCGTGCATGGGCGCACGTTTTAAATGACCTTGCCAGTAGTCACTAAACGGGTCGTCGCGCTCGCTCATTTCTTTGACTGCCGACATGATATCAGCGCGAAGTTTCGCCATGATCGCATCGTTACCGTGACCGCCCCGGCATTCCAGGTCGAGCGATATGTAATCACCGTACGGAACGATGTTTATCGGCTGTTGCTGTGCGGTATATGTCACAGGCAAATCGCGAGCGCATACCGGTAACTCTGCCTCACGCAACGCATCCATATATTTCCGCATAGCGTTCAACGCGGCCGGATAACCGCCGACGTTCGCGACGAATGTGTCGAATTGAGCGGCCGGATATGACACGACGTAGCGGCGGTCAAGCGGGCTGATGGTAAAGCCGTTCGCAGCGGCAAAGTCTTTGGCTTCTTGTGCGGGAGTAGTCATGATGGGATGTCCTTACTGTTTGGCGAGTTTGTCGCGCAGGTTGCAGAATGCCTGTGTGTCCGAATCGTCACCGTGACCGCCCCGGCATTCCAGGTCGAGCCACTTGTAA